GCCGTTGTCGCGAGCTTCCCGCAGCGCTAAACGCCCGCCGACCGCGTCGTCAAAGCTTTCAATTAGAATCTCCACCGCATAAACGGCCGAAGTGTTATCAATGGTCAACGGGTCAGCCTGCCCGGCGGCTTCTACCACAAAACTTCCGCCTTGCAGGTCGAGGGTGAGTGGAACGTTGAACCGCGCTGACACGTCGTCGGCCTCCAAGATTTTGACCGCCCCGACGTTGACCTCGAACTCGTCATCGCCGACGCTCACGAAGTTGTCCTGGTCTGCCACGAGCGAGACGATGCCGTTGCGCAGGGGGATGACGCTGTCGATGGTGCCGGCGTTCACCGCGACCTGCGCCTCCGTGGAGGTCAGCGACGCGATGGTGCCGGACGGTGCGACGGGTAGCGGCGGGATGTAGTCCTCGAACTGCGCGGCGGGGACGGTCACGCCGGACGATGCCCGCGCGAGCTGCACCAGTTCCACGTCGTATTGATTGATGCCCGCCGTGTAGGACAGTGTGATGGCCGCGTAGTTGTTGCCGCCGTGCGTGTAGGTGTCGAATGGCGTGAGGCACTCGCCTGTGCCTTGCGGCCGGCTGTCGTAGATGGTGCCGGACATCCGGCGGAGGTTGGACGCTTGGCCGAGCAGCCACTCCCTGCACACCAGTGCGTGCAGGTTGCTTTCAAATCCCGTGTTGTAGTTGTACCTGAACTTGGTCGGTTGGAAGCGGTCGGACGCCGCACCGCCCGATGGCAGGGCGAAGATCCCGCCGCCGCGGGTGCCGACGCGGTCGCTGATTTTAGCCTCGGGCAAATCCACCTTGAGGCGCGACGTGGTGTTGTCGTTGGTCGCCTTGAACACGATGGTGCTGCCCTGCATTTCGTAAATGGCCGTTGGGTAGATGGTCACCCCCGACGCGCTGTGTTCGGTTGGATTGTAGGTCGTGTAACTCCCGCCCGCGTCATCTCGGTAGCCGCTCAAGATGCTGAACGCGAAGTTCTCGCTGGTCAAATCGCCCGGCAAGCCGGGCATGTCGATGGCAAAGTCGAACGTCAGGCTTTCCTCGATGGTGAGGTCGACGCCCGGCGATATGAAGTAGATCCCGTCGTTGCTGTCCGTTGTCCACTCCGTTTCCCCGTAGGTGAATGACGCAATCAAATCGTTGCCGAGCGAGGTGGCAAAGGGTATCGGGTTGGTGGCAAATTGCCGCAGGCGCTTGGCGTAGTATTGCCCAATTCGAACTTTGATGAGGTACTGCACACGCACGCCGAGCGCGGTCACGGAATCCGCATCGTGCTTGAGGTTGATGCGCATGCGCAGCGACAGCGCGGTGCCGGAGGTGTAATGCACCAGGGCCGCCGGGTTGAAATTTACCGGCGTGCCGTCGAAGTGGTTGGTTGCGCTGCCAACCTCCGCGTACACGTGGTCGATGGCGAACGGCGATGCCTGCAAGTAGTCGAACGACCGCCGCACCTCCTTAAGCGCAGGCAGGTAGCCATGCCGCCATCCGCGCAGGCGGTTGATGCCGGTGCTGTCAAGGGCGAACTGCGTGCGGGCCTGGCTGAAGGCGCCAATCTGCGATGCACCGCTGTTGTAGTTGTAGCCCGAGAAGGTATCCTCGTACCAGTGCAACGCCCATGCGTCAAAGACAAAGCCGGATGTGAGGTCGGTGTCGAAGGTCGGCTTCCAAAACAGCCGCAGCCCGAACGCAAGGCACACCTCCTCAAGCACCTCGTAGCAACTCCAGTATTCCGCAGGTTCGGCCTCCGCGTCTTTGAACGTGGCGAAGTTCAGCTGAGTGCGCAGGAACGAAATCCACGTGCTGTTGGATGGGCGGAAGCATTCGAGGTCGTCGATGATGCGGAACCGCTCGGTGTCCGCCGTAATCGACCACGTGCGCAGCGCGTTGATGGCGTTGGTGAGATGGCCCGTTACAAGCGCGTAGCCCGTGCCTTCGGGCGATTGGAGGTAATCGACGTTGCGCAGGTTCGCAAGGTCGTCGGTCGCCAGGATTTCCACCTGCTGCGGGTACGCCTCGTCGATGACGTCAATGAACTCCGGCAGGATGATGCCGCGCCAGTACAGCAGGCCGTTGCTGATGGTGCTGCCGCCGGTGCGGATTTCGAGGAAGTAGCGCCCCTCGTAGGCGGCGGCGAGGTTGAAAAGCAGGGCGGCGTCGTTGTTGTTCTGCAGGATCATCGGCAGTGTCACCGTGCTCGGGATGATGGGGCTGAACCTGTCGTCCCCCTCGAAGTCCAAGCGAAAACCGTAGTCGCCCAACACGAACTCGAACGGCGATGTGCCGCCGTAGTCCTGGTCAAAGATGTTGACGGTGAACAGCGTGTTTTGGAGGTCGCGGAACTGCGACGTGTAGCGGATGGCCATTACCTGTATCTGTTTGCGTCGCGCCCTGTGCGCTGGTTGGAAATTAGGATGTCACGCCCGCTGATGCGCCCGCTGACTACGACGTTGCCGCCCGCCCCACCGATGAGCGACCGCAACTTGTCGAGCGGCGCAATGACCTCGGGGTTGGTGCGCGCCCCGGGGTACTCGCCCACAAGGCCCATCGTGGGGCCGCTGACGATGCCGCCGTCCGCAAAGCCGGTGATGCTGCCAAACACTTCGCGCATGAGCGCCATGCCCGCCGTGATGAGCGCAGGCAGGACGATGGCTGCACCCGGCCCGGCCGCGGTGGACGTCTGCGCTGCGGCCTGAATGGCCAGCGCCGTGGCTGCGTTGAACGCCGCGTCAACGGCCGATGATGCAAAGGCTTTCATTGCCTCCTTGCCTTCCTCGGATCCCGTCAAGATTTGCCCGAACGCGGTGCCGAACTGCGCGCCAAGTTGCTGCGCCGTAGCTGCGATGTCCGCAATGATTTGCTTCAGGTTCTCGCCCCACTGCTGTTGCGCTGCTTTAATCTTCAGGAACTTGTCGAACATGACTTGGTCAAAGTCGAGGTCATCGACCACGTCGTCAATCATTTCGATTTCGTCCAGCACGATGTTGTCCGCAAGGCCCGCCTGCCATTCGGCGATGCGCTGGCTTTCCGTTTGCAAGTCGGTCAGCACCTCATCCATGGTGGTGCCAAACTCGCCCGCTGCCGCTGTGATGGCCCCGGCGTTCTGCGCCCTGCCATCCCCGCCGCCGGTGGTGGGCGTGTTGACCTTGCCGATTTTCAGCGGCTGCTTGAGCGCGGAGCCAAGGCCGTTCATGCTGTCCGCTGACTCCTTCGCCCCCGTCTTGATGCTGTCAAAGAACGCGTTGACGTCGTCTTGAATGCCGCCAAGCCAGCCCTCGATGCTGCTGTCAATGCCAAGGGCGTTGAGCACGAGGTCGACGCCGTGTGCAATCTTGCGGAGCGCACCGATGATGGTGTTGGTAATTAACTGCCACATGCTTGCAGCCACGTCCACAAGGCCGGAAAGGAACTTGCGCCAGTCGCCCTTGAACAGCGCGGTGAACGTCGCGAGGATGCCCTCGATGACATTGAACGCGCTTCCCAAGATTTGCATGACAACGTCCATGCTTACGGCAATCGTCTGCATAATGGCCCCGCCGAACCTATCCCAAAAGGCCTGAAGAAATCCAATCGCCGCAGCCCACAGCGCCTTCACTGCTTCCATGCCCTGTTCAAAAGCCCCCCTCAAATCCTCAAGCACCGCACTGCCATCGCCGGTGCCGAAGTAGGCAACAATCTGATCCCAATTCGCGATGATGAGCGCAACCGCCGCAGCCACCGCAAGGGCGATAGCCGTCACGGGGTTGGTAAGCATCGCCGCGTTCATCGCCCCAATGGCTTTGGTGGCAATCGCCGCCGCGCCCTGCATAGCGGTTACCGCTTTAGATGCGTAGCCGAATGCTAAGATTGCCGGGCCGATTGCCGCGACCACGCCGCCTACCACAATGATGATGCGCTTGGTGCGCGCGTCAAGGTCGCTGAACCTTTCCGCAAGTTCGGTCACCCGCTCGATGATGCCAGTGACCATCGGCAGCAACTGCACACCAAGCGATGCGGCCGCAAGCTTCAGCGCATCCATAGCGGTGCTGAACTTGCCCATTGCCGTCTGGCTCAAATTGTACATGGCGTTGAACGCGAACCCGCCCTCCTCGCTCATGCTGGCAAGCGTCTCGTTGAACATCTCCACACTGACGGCGCCGCCTCCCAACTGCGAAGGCAGCAGGCCGGTAGCCTCCGACAGCATGGTGAAAATGGGGATGCCGCGCTCGGCCAGTTGGTTCAGGTTTTCCAACTCAACCTTGCCCTTGGCTTGAACCTTTGCGAAGATCCCGGCCATCTCGTCAATCGGCACACCCGCAGCCGCGGCGATGTCGCCGAGAAACTGCAACTGTCCGTTGACTTGGTCGATGTCGGTACCGGCCGCAAGCAACTGCCGCGCCGCCGATGCGATGCCCTCGATTTCGTAGGGCGTCTCGGCTGCGAACTTGTTCAACTGGTCAACCATCTGACCGGCTTGCTCCGCGCCGCCCGTGAGCGACACGAACTGCACTTGCATCGTCTGCAAATCCATGGCCGCCTTCACCGCCGCAGCACCAAGGCCAACCACAGGCAGCGTCAATGCCATGGACATGTTCTTGCCCAAGTCCGTGACGTTGTCGGCGGTGGATTTGATGTTGCGCTGGAGCTTGCCTAACTCCGTGTTGAACTGCCGCGTATCCGCGCCAATTTTGACTATGAGGTCGCCGAGTTTAGCCATGGCTCATTTTAGCAATTTGCCGCAAGATACCACGCCCATCGACGGGCACTTTGGCCTTGCGCTCCCATTCAAATTCCGCCAGGTCTTGCGGCTTGAGGCGGCGCTTGGTGTGGGGGTTTAGCAGCAGGCAGGCGAGCCACCGGGTGCGCTCCCATTCAGCGCGCTGGCGCAGTTCCTCAATCTCGTGCAGCCCGCGCATCGCGTTGCCGAACTCGGCGAACGTCATGCCGTAAAGCGACGAAGGGGTCAGGCCAAGTTGGCCCAACCCCATCGCCTCGATTTCATCCCAACTCAGCGCTTTATCGCGGCGCTTTTTTTTTGGCCGCTTGCAGTGCCAAGCAGCGCGGCGATTGCCTCGCTGATGGCCTGCACATCCTGCACGGTGACAAGGTCGAGGAACTCGTCCACTGTCAACTCGAACTTCATGCCCGCCGCCTTGCAGCCGCTTTCGATGAAGTAGTACGCCATCTCAGGGATGCGCGTGATGTCATCGGCATCCACTCCGGTGACCTTCACGCCCGTCGCCTGCTCAAACTTCCGCCACGCGCCCATAGATGCGCGCAGCGGGTAGGTGACGCCGTTGATTTGAATGTCCATTAAACGATGGTCTCACGTACAATTGCGCCCGTCAAATCCATGGTCAGCGACCACGTGACGTTGTCCTCAAATCCGGCGCTCTGCTCCATCGAAGTGATGTAGCCCGCAACATCAAACTCCTGGTCGCCTGCGTTTGGCAGGGCGCTGCTGCCCACGTTCGTAAACACGGCAAATACCTTCGTGCCAGCGATTTGGTATCCCACCAATGTGTTAAAGCCATTGGTTGCATCCTCAGCGAAGTAGCCGCTGACACTGATGCTGGCCGATTTCATGGCCGGCAGGATTTCGCGCCATCCGGCGGAGGTCTTCGTGGTGACGTCCCGCACGTCGGTGGTGAGGGAGATGCTGCACTCGGTCACGTTGGCAACCACGGTGTGGGTGCCATCGGTGGTGCCTGTGAAAAAGCGAACGCTGGATGCGTTCAGGATGCCAGTGGTCTGTGCCATTATTCTTCGGTGATTTCAGATGGGGGTTCGGGAGCGGGTGCCGGGGCGGCCTTTGCCTTGCTCGCCTTTGGAGCGGGCTGGTGCGCGGGATCCTCCGGGTGCGGGTCGATGTAGCCCTCCGCAATCAGCTTGCGGTAGAACTTCATGGACACTTCTACGGTGGTCGATGCCGGCCAATTATAGCCGTAATCGTTCAGGGGCTTTTTGAGCGTGACTACCATGTCGCTAATGTACGCAAGTTCAACTACCTCCCCTGTCCCCGGTACGCCTTGCGGTAATTCCGCGCGCCCTTCTTGCTGCTCGTCCGCGTCTTGGCATGCACGCCCGGCCGCGACACTTCGCGCAGCACCTTGGTGTGGGTGGTTTGGGATTTGGCCATCAGAACATGGTTAGCAGTTGCAGCAGGTCGGCGATGTTGATGACCCCGTTGCGGTCGATGTCACCGGCGGGGTCGTAGTGCCCGGCCATTCCGGCCAGCACGTAGCCGAGCAGTTGGATGGGAGAAAGCACCGTCATGGCT